ATGGTCCCCACCAAGCGCAGCATTGAAAAGGTCGCCAAAGCGGTGATCGCCGCCTGGGACGAAGCCTGCGCCAGCGGTGCCGACATCGAAGCCCTCTACGAAGGCGGCAACCCTCTGCCCACCAAGGCGTGAGCACCCGCTACGTGCTCAGGGGCGCCCGAGGCTATGTCTCGGGCCTCCCGTCTTGCGGCGACTGGACTCTCAACGCCCTCCATGCACACCAGTGGGTCACGGCCGAAGCCGCTCACCGCGCCGCCCGCATCTGGTACGCCAACAATCGCGAACACCTCTCGGTGATTGTCCGCAGCACATCCCTCATCCCCACCAGCTAATGGGCATCCTCGACGACCTCAAACCACCCACTTGCGAGAACTGTCACTGGTGGGTGGCCGCCCCATGCGGCCAGGTAGGCGAATGCCACCACCGCTCCCCCGTTGGGATCTATGACAACGAGACGGGAAAGAGCTACGCGGAGTGGCCGCGCACAGACTCCACCGACCGTTGCGGCGATCACCAGCCCGCCGGCAATGCCTGATCGCCTTCTCAGTCTTCCCGAACCACGCGGCATCGCCGTCCGCAAAGCGGACAAGACCGGCTACAAGGCACCCAACGGCGCCATTTACCCCGGCGTCACCACCATTCTCGGCGCCACCAGCGCCGGTAAAGAGCGCCTCCAGCAATGGCTCAAGCGCCCCGACGCCGAATCCATCTCCAACGCCGCCAAAGCCCGCGGCACCTGGACCCACACCTGCATCGAGAATTGGATCGAGGCGCACCACGCCGGGGAACAGCCACCGGATCCTCGCCATTTCGCCTTCGGCGGCTACTGGCGCAACATCCGGCCCTGGCTTGAATCACACTGGGACCAGAAAGTAGCGCTAGAGCTACCGGTGTATCACCCCACCGGGTTCGCAGGCAGCTTCGACGCCTTAGCGTATGTCAACTACGGCGAAAACCCAGACGCACTCTGCCTTTGCGACTGGAAGACTTCAAAGAATAAGCGCGACGAAGCATTAGTAGAGGACTATTTTTGCCAGCTTGGCGCATACGCTAAAGGCATTAACTACGTGTACGGGGTACGCCCAGAACGCGCCCTTCTCGTTATCGCCCGCCCCAGTGGCACCAGCCCCGACATCTGGGAACTCAACGCCGAAGAGCTCGCCGAAGCCACCTCCCGCTTCGAGCGCCGGCTCGCCACGTACTACTCCATGCCACCGGATGCGTAGCACCGCCCAGGTCATGGAATGGCGAGACCCGTTCGCCATCGCCAAGCTCGAGGCCTACGCCACGGGCTACCTGGACGCCATTCATCTCAAGGCACCACCCCAACGCACCACACCGGATTACGACGCCGGCCACGACCACGGCACCGCCCATCTGGCCTCCCGTCTTAAATCAAACCAAAGCCTCACCCCTACTTAACCGCCCTACACCACAATGAAGCCACTCACCGCATGGCGTGCATTCAGGCACCGGCTCAAGGGCATGGAGCTCCAGCAAAGCCACACCGCTATCTGCCTCCACTGGCCCAACGGTCACTGCGGCGCCATCCGCACTGACCTCACATTCATGCTGCAAGGCATTCACACCGGCGAACCACTGCACCAGCTTGTCGACACGCTGCTCGAAGAGCACAGCTGCCCACCAGCCGACGACCCCCAGGACGTATTCACGGAGGTAACGCTCTTCTGGCACCTGCCCGATGGCACCTGGGAGACGGAGGAGTACCTCAGTCACCTCTGCGCCTAGCCGGCTCTGCCGGTTATAGCTATAGTGGCTTATAAGGGGGAAGGTGTATCTAGCCTCCGGCCAGATCCCACCACCGCCATTCAAGCCGCCCCGAGCCATTCATGACTCGGGCAACTTAGTAGCAGCAAGAGCCCTAGCGGCATGGTCGATCTACCACCTCCTGAGCCGAAACAGCCTCCAGCAGCTGAAGAGCCACAGGCAGCTGAAGAGCCGGCCGCGGCGATTGAGGCTGTGGCACCGGTTGTAGCCGAGGAACCCGCCAACGCACCAGAACCAAAGAAGCGCAAAGCATTCAGAGCTATCGAGATAGCTCAGCAAGTGCATCAGGTGCAGGAATGGCTCACCCAAGGCAAACGCCCTAATCAAATCCGTAAGCTCTGTTCTGAGGAGTGGGGGCTAGAAACGCGCACCGCTGAAAATCGCATTCATGATGCTCGCCGCCAGATGGTGGCTGACGCCAACGTCATGGATCGCCCCGAGAAGGTGGGCCAGATGCTCCAACAGCTAGAGCAGATCTTGGAGCAGGCTCTCGCCATGAAACAAGGCTCCAACGCCATCGGCGCCCTCCGCCTCCAAGCCGACCTGTTGCAGCTGCTAGCCCGCCAGAACTGAGCCCTAGGGCACCGGTTCGGCGGCAAGCGGCGCCGTAGCCGCTAAGGGGCCCACCACGTAGGGCCCCCTAAAAACGGTCATAACGGTCATAACGGCGCCATAGCCGCTAGCCGCGCTCACCGCTATATCCACCGGATGCCATACCAGCTTCCAGCAGATACGCCGCCAAATTAGAGAGGCTTCTACCTTCCAGTGTGGAGCGGCGCTCTAACGCGATAAAGACAGTTGCAGGGAGGGTGACGCAAAGGCGCCGGGAGCGGTTAACCGCAAAGGAGCCGCTAAGGGGTGAGAGTTGGGCCATGGTTTGGCACCGGCTGAGAGCACCTGAAAGCGCCGCCGGGAGGGCCGGCGGCATCGCGCCCGTGGCCGTAGGCCACGGTTAGAACGGCATGGCCGGAGGGGTGCGGATGCTGCGCCGGTAACGGCGCCGTTGCGCTTCGGACGGCTCACCGCCACTAGCCGCTGATTCCGCTACCGCCAGGGTGTGACCGATAGCTAAGGCGTCAAGGCGGCTCAGTGCCATTACGGCACCGGCGGCCGCCTTTTCAGCGCCGACCGCGGCTGATAGGTTGCCGGCGGTTTCGGCGGCATAAGCCAGCCGCCTTAGCCGCTCGATACTCTCCGCGAGCATCGCGTTAAGGTCGGCGCTTCCAACCTCCTCGGCTAGCAGTAGGGCACCGGCTGATACGTACCGCCGCGCGGTGCGACGATCAACGCCGTAGCGCTCCGCCAGCACCGTTACGGCAGCGGTACGGGGGGTGCCATTAGCTAGCAGGAGCGCCGCCGCCTCCTCACGGCGCTCAAGCTCGGCAGCGTTTGAGCGACTAGCCGTCATCGCTCTCGCCGCTATAGCGGTTTTCTACGCTCTCGTAAAAATCCCCCCAGCTGGTGAGCCGCCAGCGGTTCGCGTCATGATCCAACAGGAGCGTGGGGCTGTAGGTATCACCAGTGTTTAGGTAACTGGCAACAATGTCGCCGTGGTAAGGGTCGATCCAAGCACCCTCTACTGCCAAACCCTCTACGCCATAGGTTTCTAGGGTTTCGTCAAGCGCGACTAGTTTTACTTCAGCGGTGCGGGGAGCGTGGTAGCACCGGCTGACCCACGCAACGGTGCGGGGGAATCGTTTGGGGTGCGCCAGAGGATCAACACGGCCACGTAGCACCAGCAGGGCAAGATTGGCGGTAAAGGGTGAGACCTTAAAAGTTTCGGCTAGCCGTTCAGCGGATAGTGTCATGGCACCAGTTCAGTAAAGGTAAATTCGGCCGTCATCGCCCACTAGCGGCTCAATCTCGGGCAGGGATTGCGCGAGAGCCGTAAGGGTGTCGCCCATTGCGCACCAGTCGCCATCCCAAAATCCGGCGCCGTGGCCATTACGCGTTAGGAAGTAATCGTGCTCTAGCGCGTCATCGTGGCGGGGGCCCAAATCGTGCAGGGAGTGCTCCGAGGGATCGAACCATGGCGGGAGCTCACCGGCTGCCATGGCGGCGTCAAGCGCCGCATCAGCCGCCTCAGTGAAGGCGTCAAACTCGGCGGTGAGCCTCTCGAGATCAGCGGCGGCTATGTCACCGGCGCTATAGCACCGGTCGAGCGGTTCGCCGTCATCGGCTGTAGAGCTCCACAGCAGGGTGGCGGCTAGGGCAGCGCCGCGGAGGGTAGCGTTTGGCACGGTTCAGCCCTCCGGAAAGTAGACGGGATATCCAACGGACGCGTAGCACTGATCTATGGCACCGGTGGGAACGGACGCGGGCACGTCTTGCCAGCGGAAGAGGTAGAGGGCACAACCGCGGGGATCGGTCTGGATAAAGACGTGGCAATGGGGCTGAACGATTGCCTTAGCCCTACGGATGGCACCGGCTTCTAGATCAGCGATAGGGGCGCTGCTACGGATAGTGGGGCTGCCGTAGCGGTCGGGGTAGTAGCGGTAAGGTTTGCCGGTATTGTCGTCGCGCTGGATAGTGCCGTTGCACTCTTCCTCGTGCCAGCGTGAAAGGGTGCGCTCGATACGGCATAGCCTTTCGTATTGCTCAGCCGTTATGCCGTAGCGGACACAAGCGGTAGAGCACCGGCTGGCATAGATGCGCTGTTGTGCACGGTTGAAGCGGCAGGGAGTGGCCATGGTTCAGCGGCTCCGGAGGGTGGGGAGTTGGGCACCGGTTGCGCACCGGTTAGCGGGGAGCGCCGCTAGCGGCTCGCCGGGGAGAGTTGGGCCGTGCTGCAGCACGTAGCGCTCCTCAGGCTGTAGGCAGAACTCATCGGCCAGCACGTAGAGCGCGTAAGCGAACGCGTCAGCGGCGGCTGTTTGCTCACCGGCGCTAAGGGTGCGGCCGTAAGGGTGAATCGGGTTCTGCTGCAGATAGCGCAGTCGACGCGCTGCAGTGTGGAGGGATGCGGGGATTATCACGCCAGAGCCTCCACCAGTGAGAGGCGATCTGCGATCTCGCCCTGTAGGTTGCTGATCACAGCAGGAGCGTTTAGGAGCTCCTCTAAGAGGTCTGAGGCGACCTCCGCCATGTGGCTGTAGCAGTCTTGCCAGGCAGAAGGCGGGAGCGGCTGAAAGCCGGGAGTTTCGATGGCCCATAGGCTCTCAGTCCGTAGCGGACGGGAGCAGGAACCACCGGTTAGCTGCAGAACGATTCCGACCCATTCGGTGCCGGCCGGAGGCGGGGTTTCGTAATCCGCGCTGCAGTCTGAATCGGGCTCTACGCGACCCCTAACGCTGAATGCACCGGCTGTAGCAAGCGTCCGCCAGTGGCGGGAGTTGTAATTCTCCCAAGGCCACTGCGCTAGCGCTTCTGGCGTGATCTCAGCTGCAGCTAGCCGCTGCAACTCCTTAAATACTGAGGGCATGGTGTGAGCGGCGCTAACAGCGGCCGCGGCTAAGGGTGGAACCGGCGCAAAGGCCGGGAGGGCAGGGAGCCGCCGGAGCGGCTAACGGTCACCAGATGGCGCGGGGTTTGAAGCGGCTACCGGTGAGCTCCCAATGGGCAACGGCGAGGGACAGGTGATAACGGGCAGATGCGTGGGTCGTTTCGGTGCACCAGAACGGGACGTAAAACGAGCCAGGGCCGACACCGGGGAGGATTTGGGGTTTGGCGTCCATAGGTGGGGGAGCGGTGGGATGGGGCAGGGGTCGCGCTTGTCTCGGTGACTTAAAGCGCCTTGCCCTTGCCTCTCACCTGTAAGCCTAAGCTACCTAGCTACGTTTGAACACCCTTAGACGTGGGCATTAGCACCTAATCCAGGCTCTTATGCAATATCCGCAAAGTCTCACCCCTTAGCGCCATTAGTGCTCACCACTACAGGGGCCAGCGGCTGGGATCCAAGCCACCGCAGGGGCTGCGCACCGGCTAACGGTCACCCCGCACCGCCCATACCAGGGCCCTACCCCCTACCAAATGGCTTCCAGGTACACATCTACACCCCGCAAGTCCTTGACATTCCAGCCCCATATAAGCTACCTACGCAGCCACCTAACCCACCCCCATTTAGCCCCTACCTACCCCCTCTCCCCCGCACTTCTGGCTAGGTAGGATGCCCCTATCCGCACCAGTTACGTGCCGCTACTCGGTGTCATCCCCGGTGGCAAGCTGCTCGAGCCCGCTATCCAGCTCCAAACCCGCTGCGACCTCACCTACGACGCCCTGCGGCAGAAGATAACCACCGGCTTATTGCCTGCCCAGCTCGATTTCGTCAACGAAAACGACGCCAAGATCGTCGGCTACTGCGCCGGCTTCGGCGCGGGCAAGACCTACAGCTTGTGTTGCAAGACAGTGATCCTGGCCATGGACAACCCCGGCACGGTTGGGGCTGTCTTCGAGCCGACGCATTTGATGATTCGCGACGTGTGGATGCGTTCTTTCGACGATTACCTAGAACAACACCAGATCCAACACGACTTTCGCATATCTCCTCAGCCCGAATACACGTTATACCTCCCTGACGGGCCTTGCACTATACTTTGTCGCGCAACTGAGACATGGAATAGAATTAGGGGCCAGAATTTAGCGTTCGCGTGTATAGACGAGGTTGATACATCTCCCGCCGATGTCGCACAAAAAGCCTCCGAGATGGTCCTCGCCCGCTTGCGAGGTGGCGCCAACCCCCAACTCGCAGTGGCATCGACACCAGAGGGCTATCGGTGGATGTTCAAAACCTTCGTCGAGAACCCAAGCCCTGACAGGCGTTTGATCAAAGCCAAAACCACCGACAACCCCCACCTTCCCCCAGGGTTCATTGACTCCCTCTACGCCAATTTCCCACCCCAGCTGATCCGCTCCTACATCGAAGGAGAGTTCACAAACCTCGCTAACACCAGCGTCTACCCCGACTTCGACCGCGACAAGCACTGGTCCGACGAGGTGGTCCTACCGGACGACCGCATCTTCTGCGGCGTGGACCTCAACGTCGGCAACTGCCTCATCGAAGTGCTGGTCCGC